GCACGAAGCCCGGTTTATGAAGCTGTTGACCGAGCAGACCGAGGACGGGAGCAAACGCCGGAACGCCGCCAAGAAGAAAGAACTGGAAGCGGCAGAAAAACGGATTGCGGAACTCTCCGCTATCTTCAAGCGGCTGTATGAGGACAGCGTGACCGGGCGCATATCGGACGAGCGTTTCACGGAGCTTTCGGCAGACTACGAAGCCGAGCAAAAGGAACTGAAAGAGAAAGCCGCCGCTTTGCAGAGCGAACTTTCTAAAACGCTGGAAGCCACGGCAAACGCTGAAAAGTTTATGAAAGTGGTACGCAAGTACACCAGCTTTGAGGAACTCACCCCTACCCTGTTACGGGAGTTTGTGGAGAAAATCGTAATCCACGAATCGGAAGCCCTTGACGGGAAACGCCGGGGGAAGCTCCGCAGACAGGAAATCGAAATCTATTACTCTTTTGTCGGCAAGGTAGAATTGCCCGACTAAAGCCCGACCCGTCCGGCAGTCAGCCGGACAGGGAACGGCAAAATTTTTTACACTTCTTTTACTTCTTTATCTCACATGAGCAAAATTCGTACCAGAATATCCGTCGTCACCTTGTGTCAAGAGCAGGACTTAAAAAAATTTATTTTTTCTGAAAAGCAATCAAGGGCATCCCCACCTTACTAGGGATACCCTCTTTCCATACTTTTCTATCCTATCCTGAAACTACATGAACTTATTACAAGCATTTCCACGTTAGCTTATACATAACCATTGTTTTTTAATATAGAATTTGTTACACCTTCAGCTGTCGCTGTAATAATTGCAGTAGATATTGTTTTTATTGTTCCTATAACCAGCGGAAGCCCTTTTTCGCTTATTACTGATTTTGTTTTATTCCAAACTGTATCTGCCCGTATTTTGTCAAGCAAGTCAAAGCCTTCTGAAGTCAAGTTACCCACGTTACAAGACTTACTTTCCAATGCTGATGTATCAAGTATTTTTCCTATCAGGCCATCATTTTTCATTAAAATACAATGTTCATAAATCACATTATCCGAATATCCATCAATACAAACAGGTATTTCTGGTCCACCAGCCACATAATTTTCTTCAATATAAAACAAAATTTTCCTTACTAAATCCATATCTCGTTGCATTATCTCTCCTCCTTAAACTGAAAACTATTGCGATGATTTGATTCCTTTGCTTGTGTTTCTCAAATAAATTTATCTCTTTCGTATCATCACTGGTGTTGCTGAATTCTTTTCAATCTAAGAAGTATGGCAACATTTGTATACAATTCACCGTTCACATCTAAAAGATGCGCTTGACTTGTTACTTCCAGTCCTCCAATGTTTCTTCTCTTGTGTTACATTCTTTTGTCACTTTAAAACAATCCCTCCTGTATTTCTCAAAATACCATATCTTGTATATTTTGTCAATTTATTTTTCAATATTTTGTATCTCCCAAAAACAAGGGCATCCCCGCCTTACCAGGGACACCCTTGCACATTACTCTTCTATTCCATTTTCAAACCTCCACTGGATATGTATGGACTTATCATCATACACATAAATGCAATCTATAAAAGCCTCCACCATCTCCCGTGTCAGTTCCTCCATGCCCAGATAGTTCTCCAATGTCTGCTCTTCCATCTGGCCGGACGATACAAGATGCTCCAGTTTCGCCAGTTCTTCCTCCATCCGTTCCTGATCCTCCTGTGCTTCTTCCTGCCTGTGGGAAAGATCTGCCTGCCTGCTCTTAAAAGTCTCCCGGCTGATTTCTTCGTCCGCCAGCTGTTCATAAAGCCTTGCTTTCCGCTCCTGGCATTCTTTCACGCTGCCCTGCAGGGCAGCCAGCTGTTTTCGCAGAACCGGTATCCGCCCGCTGTCCTCTGCCTTTTTCTTCAGTTCCTGTCTGTCAAGAAGGGCTTCTATATAAACCCTCACCGCTGCAAACACCGCCTCTGCAAGTTCGGATTCCTTCAAATGTCCTTTCATGCACCGGCAGTCCTCTGCCCGGCGTCTGGTGATGCAATAGTATCTGGGTGTGGGAGACTTAATCCTTTGGAGGGCATACTGGCAGTCTGCACAGCGGATCTTCCCGCTGAACAGATAAGTTGTGAAAGAAACCTGTTTCCGCCCTTCCTGCACCCTCAAAATTTTCTGGGCTGCCATAAATTCTTCCCTGGAAAGGATAGCCTCATGGCAGTCCTCCACGATGACCCATTCCTCCCGGCTGCTTTTCTTTGTCCGGTAATCCCCAACCACCGGACGGTAATGCTTTCCGTAGACATTCTTCCCCAGATACCTTTCGTCACGCAGGATGTTCACCACAATGCTTCCGTCCCACACTTTATTGTCCCCAACGCCAACCCACCATTTATGAAACTCCCCGTGCCTGTTTTTCAGCTGGCTTGGTGTGGGTATCCTTTCCCGGTTCAGCACCCGCAGGATCTGCATGACGCTCATGCCCTCCCCTGCCATCCGGAAAATCCTCCGCACAATGGCGGCGCCCTCCGGCTCCACCACCAGCTGGTTCCTGTTTTCCGGTGCCTTCTGATAGCCGATGGGGGCAAAGGGACTCATAAACTTTCCACTCTGGGCCTTCGTCCGTTTTCCGTTCCTGACCTTTACAGATAAATCCTGGCTGTAATAACCATAGATCACATTGCGGAAAACAATCTCAACCCCGCTGGTAGCCCCGTTGCATTTTGCGCTGTCATAATTGTCATTGATGGAGATAAAGCGGATTCCGATAAAGGGGAAAATCTGGTCAACATAATCACTCACCGTCAGATAGTCCCTGCCGAACCTGGAAAAATCCTTGACAAGGATGCATCCTACCTGTCCCTTCTTCGCCATATCCAAGAGCTTCTCCATACCCGGACGTTCCATACTGGTTCCGGAATAGCCATCGTCACACAGCTCCATGACCTGGTATCTGCCCAGTTCCGGGGTGTCCTCCACATATCTCCTTAACAGTTCCCTCTGGTTGACAATGCTGTTGCTCTCGTCCTTATCCTCCCCATTATGATCCATATCCTCAACGGAAATACGCAGATACAGGATAAGGAGGCTGTATCCTCTCATGCCGTTTCCTCCTGCTTTCCGGACAGCGTTTCCTCTAACTGCCGGAAGGCATCGGAAAAGCGGAACTCAATTTTTACAGCGGTGCTGCTGTAAATGATAATCTTTTCAATCAAAGCCGCTGCCATTTCCCGTGTCAGCCCGGTCTGCCCCCGAAACCGGAGCATGGTTTTCAGCCAGGGGTTTTCTGATGGTTCTTCCTCATGGATGGACTGGCAGGAGCGTTTCAGTTCCGACAGTCTCTCCTGCAGGGCCGCCTCTTTCTCTTTGTACCGGTTCTGGGCATAGATATAATCCCTCTCGCTCATCAGGCGGTCTGCATAATCGTCATACAGGCTTTCCCTGTGCCTTTTTGTCCTCCTTAGTTCTGACTCTGCCTCGCTGATCTTTACCTCCAGCCGCTCCCGTTCCTGCCGGGCAGGGCTTTCAAAACGCAGCGAAGCTGCCTTCCTTTCCATTTCTTCCGCAAGGCTTACCTGTACGTTCACAGCCCCGGATACCGTATCCAGAAGTTCCAGTTCCCGGATCGTTCCAAACCCGCATAAATCCTGATTGCCTGCATGGATGGGGCAGATATAATTGTACCAGATATGAAGCTGCGGTTTCTTCCGTTTGTTCTCCCGTATATTTTTATACCGCACCAGCTTTGTCCCGCAGTCACCGCAGTATACAAGCCCTTTTAAGAGGTTCTCGGTATTCTCCACACCGGAAAACCGCTCCTGTTTCTGCCAGTATTCCTGCTTTTTCAGGCTGTTCAGCTTCTGCACTTCATCAAAGGTTTTCTGGTCTATGACAGCCTCGTGGGTGTTCCTGACAATGAACCACTCTTCCCGTGGAAGGAATTTCTGCTTCTGCCCCTGGAACAGGGATTCCCGTTTCCTGCCCTGCACCATATGGCCCAGATAGACCTCGTTGGCAAGGATCTGTTTCACCGTCTCTGTCCGCCATGGGCTGTCTGCAAACCTCCTGTCCTTCACAATCCCCTGCATATACCAGTACTGACCGGGGGACGGGATGCCCTGTTCTGTCAGCCTCCGCGCGATTTTCTGGTAGCTGGTTCCCTCCAGCCTCCAGGCGAACATGTCACGCACTACCGGCGCAGTATTTGGGTCAACTACAATTTTGTGCTTATCCTCCCTGGACTTTATGTACCCGTAAGCCGCCCATGTGCCGATAAACTCGCCCCGCATCTGCTTTCCGCGCAAGGCCGGACTGATCTTTGCGGAGATGTCACGGGCATATACGTCATTTACAAGGTTTTTCAGGTGGAGGGAAAGCCCGTCCGCCGATGCCGGGTCTGCACTGTCATAGCCGTCATTTACCGCTATGAAACGGACGCCCAGAAAGGGAAATACCTTTTCCAGATATTCGCCCGCCTCAATATAATTCCTCCCAAACCGGGACAGGTCCTTGACAACGATGCAGTCTATCCGTCCTGCCCGGACATCCTCCATCAGCCGCTCAAATCCATCCCTTTTAAAGTCTACGCCTGTTTCCCCGTTGTCTACATAGACGTCAAAAATAGAGAAACAGGGCTTTCCTTCAAGGAACTGGCGCAGCAGCGCTTCCTGGGTCTCCACGGTATCGCTGTCCTTTTTTCCGCTATCAAGGACTGACAGCCGGACATAGAGCGCCGTCTGGCAGACCTTTTCCATGGCGGTCTGCAGGCCGGTTCCTTTCCGGGGTTTTCCCATCCCGCCCGAAAACCTTTTGTGCTGTTTCCTGCTTGTTCTTGCCATCCTACAGCACCTCCCTTCGGAGTGCTGTTATGCCCCGGAACGCTGCTTCTTCCTGAACTGCTGTATTTCCTGCCAATATCCTGGCACTGTCATACTCCATCTGGAACCGGAAGAGGATATGTATCCGTTTCCCCTCATAGACTTCGATCCGCTCAATGAGTGCCACTGCCAGCTTCCGTGTCAGCTCCCGGATATTCCGGTATTCCTTAAAATGCTCAATCCATTCCTGTTCTCCGGTATTCCCGTTTACAAGGTTCTCTATCTCCGTTTCCAGGGCCTGCACCGTCTTTTCTGCTTCGCTGATCTTGGCATCGTATCGTTTTCCAAAGGCGATATAGTCCTCACGGGACAGGATGCCGTCTGCATAGTCCTCATGGAGCTTCATCTTATACCGCCGGTATTTTTCCACTTCCTGCTGTTTTGCCTGTACCCTTCCGTCCGCCTTTTTCACTGCCCGTGCAGTATAAGGCAGCCGGGCAATCTGCCCCATGGTGTCCTCAATATCCAGAACAGATGCGATATGCTCCTGCAGGGCCCCAAGGACTGCCTGCTCCAGAGCCTTGTCACGGATACTGTGGCTGCTCCTGCACCCTTCCCGGTTCTTATGGCCGGAACAGACATAGTAAATATAGGGTTTATCCGCACGGGAGTTGTTCTTACGGATCATACTGCTCCCACAGTCCCCGCAATAAACCAGGCCGGAAAGCGGAAACACTGTATCCCGGCTTGGGGCTGTGCGGGTATCCGACATAAGCAGCGCCGCCACGCTTTCAAAGGTCTCGCGGCTGACAATCGGCTCATGGCTGTCCGGCACCCTCACCCACTTTTCCTCCGGCACGTCAAACAGTTTCTTTACTTTATAATTGGGCGTGCTGCGCTTCCCCTGCACCAGTGTGCCCATATAGACGGGATTTTTCAGGATGCGGAACACTGCCACTGCCGTCCAGCTTGCCTGGTCATTCTTTTTAAAGGCACTGGCATACCGGCTGCCCTGGGCCTGTTTATATTCCATGGGGGAAAGGATATCCTCCCCGTTGAGCCAGTCTGCAATGGCCTGTGCGGAATATCCCTCCAGTTTCTTTTTGAATATCTCCCTCACAACGGCAGCCGGTTCCTCGTCTATCACCAGATGGTTCTTGTTTTCTTCGTCCTTCTGATAACCGTATACCGCAAAGGGCGCGATGCACTGGCCTTTCTTCCGCTTGATATCCAGATGGCTGCGGATCTTGATGGAAATATCCCGGCAGTACGCATCGTTCATCAGGTTTTTCACCGGCACAATCAGGTTGTCGGAAGAAGTCCTGGGCCTTGCACTGTCATAATCATCGTTCACCGAAATGAACCGCACCCCCATGAACGGGAATATCTTTTCAATATATTTTCCTGTTTCAATAAAATTCCTTCCCAGACGGGAGAAGTCTTTCACAATGATACAGTTGATCTCCCCCGCTTTCACTGCCTCCATCATCTGTATGAATCCCGGACGGTCATAGTTGACCCCGGAATACCCGTCATCCGTCCTCACCTCATGGAGCCGTATCTCCGGGTGGGAGGAAAGATAATCCATCAGCAGCTCCCGCTGATTGGCAATGCTGTCGCTTTCCGCCTTGTCCCCGTCCTCATGGGACAGGCGCAGATATAGATCGGCATCATATTCTGCCTGTTTTTTTGCTTCCATATGATAAACTCCTGCTCGATTGGATTTCAGGAAACCCGTCAGGAGCCTTACCGAAAGTCCGTGCCACAGGATTTACCCGCCCCTGTGTCCTGGATTCAAGCTTACCATAAAGCCGCCTGCGCGTCCAGGCAGATTTCCGGAATATCCACAAAAATATGGTTTCCTGTTTCTCTCATAATGTCTGCAGGTACTGCCCCATCCGCTGCTCAAATGTCACCCCGTCCTGGGAAAACCCCACACTGACCGCAATCTTCCCCACCTTAAAACAGTAGGGGTTGCGTACCTGCCGGACAAATTCTTCCATCCGCCGCTCCCTTGGCAGTTCCCGGTCAATGATTATCTCTTTTATATCCACAAGGGAATCCGGGTCAGCCGTCCGCACATCCACTTTCTTCAATGCGTCAAAATCCACCTGGGACAAATCAAAACCCATAGGCATTCCTCCCTCTTCTCTTTGCTCCATATGCTTTTCCTATCCATCCACTAATCTATTCCCCTGGCAGATTGTCCTATGACATCCCCTTAAATCCGGTTCTCGCCGGAAATCGCTGTGGTTTCTATGTTTTCCTCCGGCATATCCATTTTTTCCCGAATCTGTCTTACCCGGATAACCGCCATATCTGTCACCAACCTAAAAACGCGTCACCGGCGCGTATTTGGTATGCCGGACAAAAAAGAGGATAAGCAGAACTGCCAGAGCAAGTCCGCCCCTCTCACACAATAACCTCATATTTTTACACGTTTCCCTGCCCTGGCCGGCATCCGCTCAAAGTCTCTGCCAATTCATTCCTTATCCCCAAAATAACTCTCCGGCTTGCTGCCCCTGATAAAGATTCCCACGTCCTCTATTTTCTCTGTCACCGGCATATCCGGCAGGGCTGCCAGAATGTCATTCTTATACCGCCCGCTGCCCCGGCAGTCCAGGATAGAGAACACACAGGTATCCGTCTCCCTGCGGATGCCCCGCCCAATCCACTGGCGCAGCTTCATCAGCATCCCTGGTACAATGACCT